GTCGAGATATGGCCCGCGTTAGCTTCGGGTGAAATTGTAACATTCTGGTATTTCACGAAGGCGTGGATTTCGCAGTATTCGACCAATTCACAAATTATGCAATGGTCGAACGATAACGACATTTCTTTGATTGATGAAGACATAATTATGAAGGGCGCCATATGGCAGTGGAAGCGCGCCAAGGGGTTAGATTACGCTGAAGAGTTTAGAACCTATCAAGACGCATTAGAGAGGAACGCAGGCCAGCAAAATAACGAGCGTGTTGTTTCTACCTCTACCTATACCGTCAACCCGGACACGTTCTGGCCGGGAACAATTAGCTATGTCGCTCCATGAGGAAGTTACCTTTACGCGATAAGGCGCAGGGTAGCAAAGGGCGTCTTTCCAAGGCAGTTCAATTACCAGCTCCGACAAAGGGCTGGATGGTTGGCGAAAACCTTGCAGAAGCACCCCCCGGCACAGCGTATGTATTGCAGAATTGCTTTCCTCGTTCTGACTATGTTCGTATTCGTCGCGGTTCTCAGGCGTATGCGACGGGTATGCCGAATAACACGGTTGCTACAATTATGCCGTGGAATAACGGCACGACCAGTAAAATGTTCGCTGTGTGTGGCGGCAATATCTATGATGTGTCTAGCACTGGCGCTGTCGGGTCTGCATCCTATTCGGGCTTGTCATGGAACTATCTACAATATGTGCAGTTCCAAGGATTAGGCGGCAGCTATCTCGTCGCCTGTAATGGACATGATAGCGTCTTGCAATGGAACGGTAGTGCTTGGTCGGTTCCAGCAATTACCGGCTTAACGGGGCAGATATTTTCTAACGTCTCTGTCTTTAAGAATAGATTATATTTTGTTGAGAATAATTCGCTTAATATTTGGTATTTGCCTGTTAATGCGATCGCTGGCGCTGCTACGGTATTCCCGATGCAGGGCGTGTTTAAGTATGGTGGGTATATTGTCGCCTCTGGAACATGGGCGATTGATAGCACTAGCGGTATTTACGAGGCATTTGTAGCGGTTTCATCTGAGGGTGAGGTCGTTATGTATGACGGCTCTGACCCGTCTACTTGGACATTGAAAGGCACATATAAGGTCGCCAAGCCATTAGGCACAAATTGCTTGCAAAAAGCAGGCGGCGATTTGATGGTGATGACACAAGACGGCATCATCTCGATGTCTCAAATCCAGCAGCTCGATCAGATCGCCTTGCAGAATATTGCGTTGACGCAGCCTATCCAGCCCGCGTGGCGTGATGCTGTTGCGGCTAGAATTGGTTTGCTTGGTTGGCAGATTACAATGTGGCCAACCGAGAGTATGGCGGTTATTAATCTACCTAAAACGTCCGACACAGACAAAACGCAGTATGTTGTAAACGCTAGAACGGGTGCGTGGGCTAGCTATGTTGGATGGGACGCCAATTGTTTCGCTGTATATAATAATAATCTTTATTTTGGCTCTTCTGACGGTCGTGTGATGCAGGGCGAGATAGGCTCTGCTGATGACGGCGCGAACTATAACGCTATTATCTTTTATTCATTCTCAAGTATTAATGGCGATGTCACGCATAAACAAATGAGGATGATCCATCCTTATTGCACGAATAACATGGGCTATACACTCGATGTTAAGGTGAATGTGGATTTCGACATTAGTTTACCTAACGCTCCGACTGCTTCTGTCCCTCCTGCTGGTGGGCCTGTGTGGAATACGTCACAGTGGGATAAGGTTAATTGGACAGGTGCATTGCAGACACAAAACTACTGGCAGACTGTTTCCGGCTTTGGAACACTGTTTGCGCCTATCTTACAGATTACGCTTTCTACGGCGTCATCATTCGCTGATATTCGCTTGATGCGAACTGATGTGCTTTTCGAAGAAGCAGAGATAATTGCTTGATTAAGGACGCCATACGGGACGACCAAGGCGCTAAGGAATATATCGACCAAGCTCTCGGCTTTAACATATCTGCTCCGTTTTGTGGCTTTACGGTTGTTAATGAAAATCACCATATAGTCGGCGCGTTTATCTTTAACGGGTATGAAAGCGGTAACGTCGAGCTGACGGTCGCAATTCATGAGAAGCTAACGATTAGAGTTATACGGTTTATTGTATATCTCGCGTTTGTCGAGCTGAAGTGTCACAGGATTACGGCTCGAACAAGAGCAAGTAATAAGCGAGCAATTAACGCAATCGAAAAAGCAGGCGCAAAGCAGGAGGGTGTTTTGCGTGAATACTTTAATGGCGAAGACGCAATAATATTCGGTATGCTCGCCAAAGAACAACGTCTAGTGAGGTTATAAATGGGTAGCACTCCATCAGCCCCAGATCCGACGATGTCGTCGATGATCCAGCAGCAAGCGAATAATAATGCTGCTCAACAACAACAAAAAATGAATATGGTCGGGCAGAACACGCCTTACGGCTCATTGTCTTGGACGCCTGATGGCAATGCTCCCGGTGGCTATACAGCTACTCAGTCGCTTAATCCACAGTTCCAGCATTTGCTAGATACGAACACATCATTTTCGCAAGGTATCTCTGATGCGGCTAACGGCTTTGCCGGTAATAATGCCGCTAATATCTCCGCTCAATCTCCGCAATATAGTCCCTATAACGTAAATATACGGGATAACACGCCTAATCTGTCATTGCAGAATAATAACCCTAATTTAGATTTAAGCTATAATGCAGACGCTCAAAGATTATCAGATTTAAACAAGTCTACGCTTGATCCTTATTGGAGCCAGCAAGAGAACGACTTTGACCAGAAGATGGCTGACGATGGCCTCGTCCCTGGTGGCAATCAATATGATAATGCCTATCGTGACTTTAATGTGGCTAAGTCTAATGCTTATGACCAGGCCAATTTAAACGCCTATAATACGGTTAATAATAATGCCGCAACACAGTTTGGGGCGAATAATAGCGTTGTAAACCAGAATAATCAAAACGCTCAGAATATGTTTAGCCAGAATAATGCGGTTGTTAATCAGAATAACCAGAACGAGCTAAACAGGCAAAATTCAGGTATTCAGAATTTAACTGCCGGATTAGCTGCGTATAACAATCCGTTTAATGTTATATCGGCTCTTCAAAGCGGCGGGCAAGTTGCGCAAGCTCCGTCTCTTGGCCTTACTCAGACCCCACAGGAAAGCATCCAAGCGCCGGACTATAGCGGTATGGCGTCGAATAATTACTCGACGCAGATGGCGCAATCTAACGCAATGATGGGCGGTTTGTTTGGCTTAGGTGGTAAACTTCTCGGCGGCTTTGGTATGGGGGCTGGTTAATGGCTTTAGAAGCTCCTAACATGATGCAGATATTAGCTGCTGACCCTGGCGCTGAGATACAGGCGCAAGAGGCTGCGCGTCGTCGTCAAGCTATGGCGCAACTGCTACAGCAAAATCAGCAAATGGCTGCGGAAGCAGGAGAGTATAAAGACCTTGGCGGCGGCGGCGGTGGTGGCAGTAGTCGTTCTGATGTTTTAGCGGGGCTATTAGGCAATCCAGTAGCAAGCCCTGACGGTGGAGCGCCGGAGTTTGGCCCGCCTCCATCTGATGGTCCTGCTCCTGTCACAAAGTATGATTTTGGCAAGAATGTTAAAGGCGACGTTAGTATTTCAGATGTCGCCAAAATGGCTCTTAAGAATGGCGCTACGCCTGAGCAAGCTGCAACACTCGCTGCAATATCGCGTCCTGAGAGCGGTGGCAATTCTCATGCCTTTAATGGTAAGGGCAAAGACTTATCTCATGGGCTATTACAAATTAACATGCTCGGCGGCATGGGGCCTGAGAGACGCGCGCGTTATGGCTTAACCAGTAATGAGCAATTATTCGACCCTGAGACGAATATTCGCGTTGGCCTCGATTTAGCAAAAAGACGCGGTAACTTTAACGATTGGTCTACCTATCTGAATGGCTCTTACAAGCGATATATGCCTGAGGCATTAGAAGCTGTTAAAGCTCTTGGGCCTCAGTCTAATGCTGCTGATGTCGCGCCTCAACAAGTGGCTTCACTGTCACAAGCTAATGATGCTTCTCCTCGTCAATTGCCTCCTACTATGGCTAACGCACAGCCTGCGCCTGAGAACAACGTCCCGCTGCCTCCACAGCGTCCACCACAGGCTCAATTAAACCAATTAGCTGCCGGCCTGCGTCAACAACCACAGCAAGATGATAACCCTATTTCTGCTATTGGTAATGCGATCGGCGGCATGTT